GTGCAGGTCACCTGATGAGTCCAATACCAGCCGGTGCGGACGGCGCTGCAGGAACCGTGAACGTAAAATTTACGGGATCGCTCTCCTTTCGGGTCCACGGCTCCGGGTAATTCTTGTAGGCCCGCACCGTGATCGTGTGCGATCCCGCCGGGAGGCCCCCGATGTCGAAGTACATGCGCACGCCGCCCGTCACGGCCTGTGCCGGAGACTCCACCACAGCGCCGCCATCCACAGATACAGCGAAACCGTCAGGCTGCACTCCAGAAGCAGGATAAGGATCGCTGGCCACGAAGGGAGACGGCCAGGCCGAAACGGGGACGAGGATCGCGAGAAACAGAAAGGCGATGACTTTTTTCATGGATCTCTCCTTGCGGGATTGAAGGCCCCTCCCGGGCGTCTCAGTCCGGTACCGGGAGGGGCGCCGGGTTTCAGGCAAAACGCTTGCGGGCCAGCATGACGCAGGACGAATTGCCGGTCGCCGTTCCGCCGGCCACGGTGGCAACGGCCCGGACGATCCGCTTCGCATCGCCTACGGCAAAGTGGATCGCCTCAAATGCGGCCGCGTTGCCGACCTCGGTGAATGCCGCGCCGGAGACATCGGCGAAGTTGTACTGGAAGACCCGGTACAGCAGGCTCAGCGTGGCGATGTCGGCCCACGGGGTGTAGTCCTCGGCGTTGCCCCCGGAGGCAACGGTGAGGCCCTGCCAGCTGATGTAATTGGTGTCCGACGCCGTGTAGTTGCTGGTGAGCACCAGGTGGTACACGGTGGAGTTGGCCACGTCCACAGGAGCCGTGAAAACGAAGTCGTACCAGTCGTAGGTGGCCCCGACGCTGTTGGCCAGGATCGTGGCGGTGCCCAGGGCGGTGCCGGACGGGGCCCCCGCGTTGTCCGTCTCGATCGTCAGCGTCAGGATCTTGTCCGACGCGATCGTGCCGGCCTTCTTCAGCTTGAGCGCGACGCGCTTCACGCTGCGGGCCCCGGACTGGGTGAACTGGACGGCAACCTTCGTCTTGCCGCTCGTGACCTTGTTCAACGGCTTGTCCGTGTCGCCCGTCTCGTTGTAGTTGCTGCCCAGGGCCGCTGGATCCGAGGCTTGGAATTTCACGTTGAGCGTGATGCCGGAACCTTGTGCCTCCGCGTCGAGAATCGCCTTGGCGTGCCCGAGGTAGTGGGACATGTCGAATTCCGGCCCCTTGTAGGTGGCGTCGCGCACCGCGAGGGGCAGGACCTGCTTGACGTCGTAGTTCTGGATGTCGCCGATCATTTTCTCTTTCCTCCCTTGTCCTCCGGCGCATCGGCCGGCTTCCCCGTGAGGGCCTTCTCGGAATCCTCCCGGAGGGCCTTCTCGATCGCCTCGGCGTCCCCGGCCGTCAGGGCCCGGGCCTTCTTCATCGCGATGAGGGTTTTGGCGTCCTTTTCCGCAACGTCCGGACGTTCCCCTTCGGCAAAGAACTTGCCGCCGATGAAGACGTTTCTCAACACCATGATCTTCATGGGATTGCTCCTTTGTCGATTCTCCCGGGGCGGCGACGGAAAGGCCGCCCCGGGATATCAGTGGTTATCAGGTGGTCGATGCGTCGACGATGGCCGCGAAGGACTCGGCCCTGCGGCAGGCCCCGTCGACGTCCTGGAGCACCCGGACGCGGACCGTCCCGGCGGCGCCTCCCGTGTAGGGATCGATCAGGATGTCGATGGCGCCCCACTCGCCGATGATGTAGTCGGAGAAGTTTCCGAAGATGATGGCCGAGAGGTTCGACCCCGTGTTCTTGGTCAGGTTGCTCGGGACCTGGTTGGAGACGCCGGCCCGGTAGCCGTTGAGCTCGCCGAACCCGGGCTCCTCTCCCTTCCCCCACACGGGGATCTCGCCGTAGGTGGCGTTGGTGAAGGTCTTCTTGAGCTTGCCGCGCACCTTCGCGTTGGTCAGGTAGGCGAGCGAGCCGATGTCCGCGTTGTCGATGGACACCTCGGTCTCGAGGTCGACGATGTGCCCCCAGGTCGGGGCGCCTCCGTCGGTGCCGATGGCGACGGCCCCGATGCCGGAGGTCGGCAGGATGCCCAGCGGCTGGCTGGAGCCGGACCCCAGGCCGTTGATCCCGGCGTAGTCGATCGCCAGGGCCAGCACCGTGGCCAGGTCGTTGCGGACGAAGTTCTCCACGTCGATGGAGGCCTGGATGAGCAGTTTCCGGGAGATGTCCGTGTACGTCCCGACCGTCCGGGGCGACAGGGCGACCTGCCCGAAGGTCTGCTGGCTTTCGGTCACGTTGGCGTTCTCGCCGACCCAGTAGGCGGTCGCGCCGCCCGTCTGCTTCGGGATGGCGATGTCGCCCACGAGGCCGCCCAGGACCTGGGCCCCGAGACGGCGGAGAAGCATCTTGTTCCGGAGCAGCTCGATGAAGGAGGCCGCCAGGAGTTCCGTCGCCACGAGATGGCCTCCGGCCGTGGTGGTGCCTTTCACCAGGTCGCGCCTTCCCGTGAGGACGTCGTAGGGGACGAAGAATCCCTGGGGAGACTTGTGCAGCCGCTTGGCCACGGCCTCCGAGCACTCGAACTCGAAGGCGGCCAGACCGCGGTTGCCCTCGGCCAGGGCCCGGATCGCCCGCACGATCGAGAACTGCCGGATCTCGCGGCTCGACATGCCGATCGAAGGATCCGTGTCGACGACCGGCTTCGGGTTGAGCCGCTTGAGCTCCTCGAGGGCCCGCTTGAATTCGTCGGGACCCGCGCCGGTTTCCACGTAGCGCAGGGCCACGTCGGCGAAACGCCGGTTGTCGCCCTCCTTCACGAGGCCCAGGATCGCCTTGACCCGGTTGAACTCCTCGTCGCCGCCCTGCTTGCGGGCGTCGTCGATTCGCTTCTGAATCTCTTTCTCGTCCATCTTCGTTTCCTCCTTGTCAGGATTGGTTTTCACGCCGACGCCCTGGCCGGCGGGGATCTGCCGCGCACGGCCGACACCCACGCCGGGGTCGGCCGGGATCGTGACGAGGGAGACCTCGAGGGGTTCCCAGTCGGTGACGCGATAGGTCTGCACGCCGTCCTCTTCCTTCTCGAGGACCATGGCGTGGATGAGGTAGGACACGGATGTCGTCCGCAGCACGCCGGCGTCGACCTCCGCCCGCTTCTCCTGGCCGACGGCCGACGGGGAGAACCGCACTTCCGCACGGCCGCGCCGCGCCCTCTCGTCGATGCGGTCGCTCTCGATCGCGCCGATCAGCAGGTCGCGGTTGTGATTGAACAAAAGGCTGCCGGCGGAATTGAGCCGGTCCAACCGCACGGAGCCTCGGCTGTGGTCCAGGATCTCGATCCCCCACCAGCGCTCGACCGGCGTCTCGCTCGAGAAGGACAGCTCGTAGATGCCCTCCCTCCCTTCGGCGGCCCGGCACTCCATGTCGACATGGCGGGACAGGCGGCCGCCCGCCTTGCCCCCGTTGATCTCGTCAATGAGCTGCCTGAGTTTCGGATCCATGCTGCGTCTCCTTCCAGCGGCCGTTGCCGCCGTTCTTGTTCTTCCCTTCCCCGCCGTCAGCCTCGTCCCCGTCGCTTTGGCCCGAATCCGTCTTCGCCGCAGCATCAGGCGTCAGTCCCTTGCGGCGCATGTATTCCTGCTCGTAGACGAGCTGGTCGATGTGCTCCTCGAAATCCTTCCCCTGCTCCGCCAGGAGATCCGTCCGCGTGGCCATGCCGGATGCGAGCGATTCCGTGTTCGCCTTGCCGTCCTTGAGGGGATCCACCCAGGACCAGGACCGGCCGCGCCAGACGGCCGCGCCGCAGATCCGGTCGATGTCTGCCGGCTCGAAATCGAGCGTGCGCGCCAGGACCTGCATCCGGAGCCAGCCCTCGAAGACCTGCTCGCAGAGGTCCTCGATCAGCCATGCCTGAATCGCCTTCCAGCCGTCGCGTTCCTCGAGGGTGCCGGACCGGACGGAGCTGTAGTTGACGCTCTCGAGATCGGCCCCGAGGCTGTTGTAGGACACCTCGAGCCCGCAGGCGATCGCCCGGAGCACCTGCTTGACGAAATCCCGGTATGCCGTCGTCGGGTGCTGCGGGTCGAACATGTTCATCTTCGTCCCGGGCGGCATGATCGGGAATGTCCCCGGCTCGGCCTCGATATATTGCTTCCCGGCCCCGTCCTGGTCATCGGCCACGTAGATTCCCTCCGCCGTCTCGATGCAGCCCATCTTCGCGGCAGCTACGCGGGCGGCGACCAGCTCCGCCTCCTCATACCCGTCGAGCACGTTCGTCTTCGCCATGACTGCAAAGGCCCAGGGCACGCCCCGGCGCTGGTTGACCCGGAACGGGACGAACAGGTGGATCATGTCCTCCGCCGGGATCCGCTCGCGCTGCCGATACGACACGGGGTCGGAATAGTCGTTTGCGGCCCTCCGGGCCACGTGATATGCCACCGGCCGGCCCCACGGGTCGATCTCGATCCCCATGATGATCCTGTATCCTTGCCCGAGATCCGCGTTGAAGGATTCATCGACGCTGTCGGCCTCGATGAGCTGGAGGGAATACCTGTGCGCGTTTTCGAAGTTTCGCACCTGGCGGATGAAGATTTCGCCGTCCCGCGCCACCGTCCGCAGGCAGAGGTCCTGAAGGCGGACCCAGGAGAGTTTCCCGGTGACGTCCGGCGAATGGCGGCGGCGGCCCCATTCCTTCCAGGCCGTCTCGATGGCGATATTGGACCTCTCGTCGAGGGAGCCGTTTTTGAATTTCAGCTTGCTCTGGAACGAGATGCCCCCGGGGCCCAGGACGTTGACGGCCACCATGCCGATGAACTTCTTGATGTAGGGATTGTTGATCGACAAATCGCGTGACCGGGCGCGGATCCTGGGAAGCTGGGTGCGCAGGACGGCGTCCATGGACAGGTTCGCCGGGTTCCAGGACGACACGAGGCGGTCGGTGCGGGCGGCGGCGAACCCCGTCATGCTGCGCTTCGCGATCCTCTGATAGCCCAGCCTCCGCAGGATCTTTTCCAGCATCAGAACCTCACATAGACGTTCCCGCCCGGATCAAGCCCCTTGCGGATGCGCTCGGCGCGCAATTCGCGCTCGTATTCGGCCCTGTATTGCTGCCTGAGCCTCAGAAGGTCTGGGAGAGGGGTTTTCTGGAGGGAACGCCCGTTGATCGAATAGGAAAGCTGATCGGCTGTAGCACGCCGCTCGATGACGGCCTCGATGGCGTCGAGCACTTTCTTGACATGGCTTCTTCCGTCTAGGCCGATGACGTATTCTGTCGGCCCCGCCACCACTTCGCACGCGCCGGTATCGACGATGTACTTCTCAAGTGAACTGCCGGAACCTCGTTGAACGCTGGCTACCCACGAATACGAGCCTATCGGATAGGAAGCCGTGTTAGATGCCGATTCCGAAACGACGTAATCGTTCCCATCGGCAGACGCTGTGATCGAAAACGCGCCGGACGGCCCCGCGAAGCTGTATTCGAGAGTCCATTCCGATGCAGGACATTCGACGGATTCGCCGGAGGAGTTGACATAACGAGTTCTGCTAGCTTCTCGACGCCATATCAGGGTAACTCCTCGGTAGATCGTCGTCGGTTCCTGCATCAAAATGGCCCCTTTTTTCCCCGCCGGGGCTTCACGCCCATGCCATGTCGCCACGGCTAAAGGAGAGAGGTGGAAGATAGTCTGCGCGGATTATAGCACAGTTTTCCGTTTTCTCATGCGGAAAATCCTAAATTTACCGAAACAGATGCTCAATGAACCGAAATCCATAGCAACTTTTACTCAGATTTTTCTTGACAAGGTGTCGTTATTCTGCATCTTGAGGCACTTCCAACACCCTTCCGCGTGTCCTGCGTTGCATGAATTCCTCGATATTCGCCGTGTGAGCGATCATCCTCCTGCCGATGATCGCCGCAGGAAGGCCCTCCTTGAGCAATTCGTACAGCATCGGCTTTGAAATGCCGATAT